TTGATAAAATTGATTCAAAAATTCAATCAAGTCGCTATAATCTAACCAACCTAAATTTATTTAATTTTATTACAATCGAATATGAAATTACAAACGAAAACATTAAATTTTTTATTGAAGTTGTTGAAAGATGGTATGTTTGGCCTTACCCAATTTTTGAAATTTCCGAGAGAAACTTTAATGTCTGGTGGCTTAAAAGATATTGAACATTATAAATATTTGCAAGGAGAACTTTCTGCTTTATACTATATTGCAAACGCAATAAGTGATATGGGAAAAGATATATGACAACAGCTGCAGAGAATACTGAACTAAATAAAAAAGTAGCAGAGGCTTATGTAGCACCAGACACTTTGGTATTAGATCCAGAAAAACTGGATAAATCATTATTAGATAGGATGCCACAACCCACTGGTTGGAGAATGTTAGTTTTACCTTATGCGGGTAAAGCAACGACAGAAGGTGGTATTTTATTAACAAAACAAACTACAGATCGTGAGGCTCTAGCTACCGTTGTGGCTTATGTGGTAAAAAAAGGACCGCTATGTTATAACGATAAATCTAGGTATGGAGAAACTCCCTGGTGCGAAGAAAAGCAGTGGGTATTAATTGGACGCTACTCTGGTTCGAGATTTAAACTTGAGGATGGTGCAGAAGTAAGAATCATCAATGATGATGAGGTTATCGCCACAATACTCAATCCAGATGATATAGTGAGCTTATGACGATAGAAAACGAACAAAATCAAGCACAACCAGAGGTTGATGAAATAGAGGTAGAGGTAACTGAATCTGAAACACAAGTAGATACAAGTGCCCAGCCATCAAGCGATGATGAATTAGAAAATTATACAAAAGGTGTTTCTAAAAGAATTAATAAATTAAACGCTAGAAATAGAGCTGCTGAAGAAAAAGCTGCACAACTTGAACAGCAGTTAGCACAAAGGGATCAACAAGTACAACAATACTATAATGTTGCAGTGCAGTATCAACAAAATTTATTAGATAAAGAACAAGAAACAGTAGAAATTAAAGAGCGTGAGGCAACTGAACTTTACAAAAAAGCACATGCTTCTGGAGACGCTGATTTAATATCTAAAGCTGATAGTTTAAAAAATGAGGTTGCAATACAAAAAGAAAAGGTAAGAATTGCTAAACAAAAACAGACAGAGGCACAACAGATGTCTCAACAACAAACTTATCAACAACCACAACAACAAACATATCAACAACCAGAAAACGAAGTTGTGCAGCCAACAGCTGAGGCTTTAGAGTGGAAAGCTAAGAACAGTTGGTTTGGGGAAAATCCAGAAGCAACACAGTACGCTCAATATACTCACATTAATTTAGTTAATGAGGGTTTTGAGCCAGATTCAAATGAATATTATGAAGAATTAAATACAAGAGTTTATAAAGTTTATCCTGGCTTACAGTCAGATAATGCTGAACAAAGTGAGGAAAGACCCGCTGTGCAAAGAGTCGCCTCAGCCTCCGTAGGAGGTCGGCAAAAAACACAAGGCAAAAAGAACGGTGTGCAATTCAGTAAAACAGAAGTTGCCAGACTCCGTGGATTGAAACCACATGGCATGTCAGAAGATGCTTGGTTAAAGTCCGTTGCTAAAGAAAAACAACGCATACAGTCTAGGGAGGCAAAATGACAACAGAAGATAATAATGACATGACACATTCCAGAAATTCCCGTGAATCCGAGAATCACGCTAATAACACTCGTAGACAACCATGGAGACCAGTAAGAAAACTTGAAACTCCTGCACCACCAGAAGGATATGAATATCGTTGGATAAGAGAATCCATGCTGGGACAACAGGACGTTGCTAATGTAAGCAGAAGATTAAGGGAAGGTTGGGAACTCGTTAGAGGCACTGACTTACCAACAGAATTTGCTTTACCTGTAGCAGATGAAAATTCAAGACATGCTGGTTTAGTTTATAGTGAAGGTCTTTTATTAGCGAAAATACCTATTGAAACCAAGAATGAGCGTAATGCTTATTACGAGGATCAAACTGCAAGAAAAAAAGAGGCATTAGACAATTCTATGTTTAATGAATCTAAAAAAGACGGCAGATATGTGAAGTATGACTCTGATCGAAGATCTAATGTTACTTTCGGAAAAAAGTAACGATCATATAAGGAGAATATACAATGGCTAATAACGATAGCGCATTTGGATGTAAACCTGTTCGTATGATGGGCGGAGCACCCTATTCTGGAGGTCAATCTAGATATAGGATTGCAAGTGGAGCAACCACACCAATATTCCAAGGAGACTTGGTAACTCAGCTTACAGCTGGTGTAATTGGTAGGCATACTGCCACAGGAACCGTACCTATTGTTGGTGTTTTTAATGGTGTTCAGTACACAGACCCAACTACAGGCGATACAGTGTTTAAAAATCACTATCCAGGCAGCATTGCTGCATCGGATATTGTTGCAAGCGTCATTGATGATCCTAATGTTGTTTTTGAAGTTCAAGCAGACGCAGCTATGCCTGTTGCTGACTTGTTCGGAAATTTCGACATTGTAGATGGATCACCAGTTGGCGATACTTCGTCTGGGATTTCAAACATGGAACTTGACGTGACTACAGGAGCTACTACAGCTACTTTACCACTGAAAGCTCTAGATATATCCCAGGATCCTGATAACGACGATGTTTCATCGGCTAACACCAATGTTTTGTGTGTGATACAAAATCACATTATGGGACAAAAAGGTGCTGGTTTAGCATAAGGAGATAAATAATGGCTATATCAAGAGCACAACTAGCAAAAGAGCTAGAGCCTGGGTTAAACGCACTTTTTGGAATGTCCTATGATTCTTACGAGAACGAGTATGAAGATATTTTCGCAATCGAAGATTCAAACAGAGCATTTGAAGAAGAAGTGTTGATTACAGGATTTGGTTCTGCACCTCTCAAGTCTGAGGGTCAAGGCGTACAATTCGATAACGCATCTGAAAGTTATACAGCTCGTTATACACACGATACAGTGAGTTTAGCGTTTGCTTTAACCGAAGAGGCAGTCGAAGATAACCTATACGATTCTTTAGGTAAGAGATATGTAAAAGCATTAGCAAAATCTATGGCTAACACTAAGGAAGTCAAAGGTGCTGATGTTTTAAACAACGCTTTCTCATCTAGCTTTACAGGCGGTGATGGTAAATCTCTAATTGCAACAGATCACCCACTTGCGGGTGGTGGTTCAGCTGCAAACAGAGCAACAACCATGGCTGACCTCAATGAAGCATCATTGGAAGATAATCTTATTGATATATCAACCTTTACAGATGACAGAGGCTTAATTATTTCTGTGCAAGCGGACAAACTTATTGTCCCACCACAATTAGTTTTTGTGGCTGACAGAATACTTAACTCTCAAGGCAGAACTGGAACAGCTGACAATGATCTTAACGCGATTAACAACACTGGTGTAGTGCCAGGTGGTTATTCAGTTAATCATTATCTAACTGATCCAGATGCTTACTTTATCCTTACATCTGTGACAGCAGCAGGCGAAGGTCTAAAAATGTTCCAAAGATCTCCAATGGAGACTTCTATGGAACCAGACTTCTCAACTGGCAATATCAGATATAAGGCTAGAGAGAGATATTCATTTGGTTTCTCTGATTGGAGAGGAATCTTTGGATCTCAAGGAGCTTAACAAAAAGCTGTAATACGCTTATCCTCTAATTAAGTATTACAACTAGGGCCTTTTTAAGGCCCTTTTTTATACCTAGAATAACTTGTATAAATTTGTATAAATAGTTGCATATAATTATATAGTTGATATTATATTTATATGAATGTAATTACTAAAATATTTGTCGACATGGACGGAGTCTTAGCTGACTTCGTCCGTGGTGTTGAAAGCTCCAAGTATCTTAACGGACCGTTTATTAGGCAGGCGGCCTATGACGATCAAAAACTTAAGTTTACTAATGCTGGTTTATTCCGAGATCTACCACCTATGAAAGATATGCAGGCTTTGGTTAATTATTGCAAGAACTGTGGTATTGATTGGGAGATTTTATCTTGCTCTGGTGAAATTAACAGAGACAGAGTAGCAAAAGATAAATTTAAATGGATTAGAAAACACGTTGATATAGATGTGTTGGTTACTTGCACTTTAAAAGGTAAAGAAAAGGCCATATATGCGAGACCAGGACATGTGTTGATAGATGATAAAGCAAGTAACATTACAGCTTGGCAAGAGGCAGGTGGTGTTGGAATACATCACATTTATGCTAAAAATACTATAAACCGACTTAAAAAATTAACAGCTAGTTCTTAGTTGCACAAATAACACCCTAATAGTATTATCAATACTGTAGAAATGATTGTTGCAAGCATGGTGTTTGCAATGGCTAATTTTTTATAGGAGGCTGATTATGACTACGCATTTTACTTCGGGTGTTACCAACGTTACCTCAGATGGTACATTAGGTAAGCTAAAAGCACCCGCACCACATAAGTATCATCAATATTTTAATGATTTTGATACTTACCTAGCGTCCGATTGGACAATAACAACAACTGAGGATGGTACTGGATCTGCTACTGAGGCATTAGCCGACGGTGACGGCGGTGTATTGTTAGTAACAAACGCTGCTGGCGATAATGACCATGACTTTTTTCAGCTTGTAAAAGAGGGTTTTAAATATGAGGCAGGCAAACAAATAGGTTTCCATATCAGATTTAAGACAAATGATGCTACACAATCTGATATTGTTGCTGGTTTACAATTAACCGACACAACGCCATTAGATGTGACAGATGGTATTTTCTTTTTAAAATCAGACGGAGCTGCAACAATCAGCTTTGTTGTAGAAAAAGACAGTACACAATCTACTTTGACATTACCAAACTCTTTAGCAGATGATACTTTTATGACACTTGGTTTTATTTATGATCCAAGAGATCAAAAGTTTCACGTGTTCCAAAACAACGTTTTAGCTGGCACAGTCGT